TTTTACAACGGCCGGATTTCCACCCGTGGCAAACTGGTCCCAGCCCTTGTCATTGCCGCCCAAGTCCGGTACGAAACCAGAAAGAAAATTAGAAGCTTTATTACCAAGTTCGGCCCCCTTTTTATATCCTTTCGCTGTCATAGCGGATACGTCCATAAGCTCAGGCTGCTTAATGTATTCTTTCCAGCCACTTTCATCCTTGATGGATTCCATCTTGCTTTCAATGCCTGATTTAAAACCTTCAAGGCCCGATGTGATGTCTACCGTAACACCGGGAATCTTATTGATTATATTTTCAATCGCCTTGGCCATGTTGATAACATAATCTATACAGGTCTTAGCCATGTTGAGAAAAAGCATCTGGACAGCCGCCTTTGGCTTAGTAAACACATTGCCCAGAAAATTTCCCAGCATTGCCAGCCCGTTCCATATTGGGAAAACGAATATGTTAAACAGATTGGCGGCCAGGAATCCAAACGCGCCACCAATTAATCCGGTCGCACTTATGGATGTCCCTGCAAAATGATTGACGGCGGCCACCCCAGCATAAAATGCAGCAATCAATAGGATGATGGCCCCAATAACCATCGTAATTGTAATATTGCAGTAAGTCAAAGCTGCATTAAGCCCATTCTGAGCCCATTCCAGCATGAATACGGCTGCACAAGCAGCCCAGTCAGCTGTCGCTTTCAATGCCATAGCCGCAACATTCTTCAACGTGGTCAGCCAGGCAATCCCCGCCGTCGCGTTGTACACCAACCAAGCCCCAGCCAGCCCCAACACGATGGGCACAAGAATGTCCAGATGGTCTGCAACCCACCCAATCCCATCCAAAAGGGCATCAAAACCGGCCGCAGCCATATAAACCAGCCCTGTCAGATTCATGATTGCGGCCTGCCCCATATCGGAATTAAGCATGGCGTTAGCTTTTTCAAATACTCCACCAAAAGCCTGCATACCAGCTCTCTTTATCTTGGTCCAGACATCCGCAAACGTCATGGGCATCTGGGCGAACTTTCCGTTAATATCATCCGCCGCGTTAAACATTGCATTCTTGATAATGTCAGCCGTAATAGCCCCGTCCGATGACAGTTCCTTTAACTCTCCTTTGGTAACGCCAAGATACTGCGATATCGCATTTGCTACCATCGGCGCATTTTCCATAATCGACCGGAACTCGTCTCCTTGAAGCTTACCTGCTGCCATTGCCTGTGTCAGCTGGAGGAAGGCCGAATCCTGTTCTCCCTGGCTGGCGCCTGATACCTTAAGGGATTTCTGTAAGAGTTCCGTAAATCCAAGAGCTTCCTCATTGCTTCCAAATGCATCGCCCGCCAGCATCTTCATTTTGGCTGTTGCGTTTGCCATCTCTACATAACTACCCCTTGACCGGTCAGCAGCAGCGAACACCGCCGCCTGTAAGGCCTTCTGCTCCTCTAGGCTTCCTGTAATCATGGAAAGGCGCGCGCTGGTATTTGTATACGTATCCGTCAAATCCATGCCCTTCTTTGCGGCCGCCAGGCTCAACACGGTTCCGATTAGCTTAGTTAGTCCAGAATTGGCCCTGCTCGCTGCCACTCCAGTATTGCTTAACGATTGGTTATATACATCCGTTCCCCTACTTGCCTTCCTTACGGATTCCTCTGCCTTATTGGTACCTGTCACAATCTTATTAATCGTTGTGCTATAGCCATCGAATAACTTAAACATAGCACGTAACGTTGCCATCTGCCCGCCTCCTTACATCTTCATTTTTGCGGCCTGTCTCTTTTCTTCCTTAACTCTCAAATCAATACTGGCATAGACTAGTGCACGCTCCCGCCGGCTCATAGACTCCAGAGCCGATGGGAGTAAATGGAGCTTTTGCAGGGCAAAGTGAGAATAGTTAAGTTCTGCATCGCCCTGCTCTATCAGTTTTTTGCTTCTTCAATGTCGTCATTGATATCTTTATCAAGTCCAGACAGCTCCTGTACTTCCTGCATGAGCTCGGCATACTCCCCGATATACAGCATTTTGGTTAATAACTTTGCCTCGCCGATTACACCGTACGCTTTTTGCAGCTCATCACTTTTTAAGTCTGGCTCAACTACGGCTGCCGCAACTAATTCCTGATTATATGCTACCCTGTCAAAGTATTCGACACCCTTTTTATCCTTTTTTGTGTGCTTGCGTATAATCTGTTCGTTCTCATCCTGGCCAATTGGTCGAATGACAAACGGAACTGTTTTCCCGTTTTCCTGGAATCGGTCAGACACACATACTTTCCTGTTTTCTGCCTTTATAGGATTTAAGAATGCTTTTAAACTGCTCATATTTCATTACCCCTTTCGTCAAAAAAAAAGAGAGGTCAACTCCCCTCTCTTACCTCATATTTTCTGGAAGCACGTAACTCTCCAGCTCGTCAACATCATCAAATGTAAAATCGGAATCCGTTGTGTTTAAATCCTCGCTTCCATCCTCCAGATATGCAACCGCGACTTTCGCCAGAATGCAATTACGCATCACTACAGTACGCCTGCCTATTGTGCTTCCCGTATCCTCGTTTGTGGTCTGGATGCTAATCTGGGGCGTCTTTCCTTCTTTGATGTACTGCTGGTAGATTGCCAGGGCCGCCGGGCTAACATTGTACATTGTTACAGTACCCTTTCCCTCGGCTCCAACCACTTTATGCTGCTTCATTCTGTGACCGAGAAGCTTCTTTGCAATCACTGTAAATTCAATGTTTGCTTCGATTTTGGACAGTTCAAAAAAGTACCTATTCTGTCCATCCGTGGTTATGTATGCACTGCCTTCGCTGCCAGTCACCAGGTCGTTAATTTTTGTGTAATTTCCTGCCATTATGCGCCTCCTTATGAAAGATTAACTGTTATATAGATTTTCTCAACACTGTCAACAGGCTGTATG